ACATCTAAGTATTCATTCTCTAAGCCCCACCTAGATACAAATCTATGGTAGTTAGTCTGAGAAGGCTCAGGGTATGTGATGTACTCAGGTACATTGAATGTCGGTATCGACACAGGCTTAGTCTCTTTTAGGTTAGATAACCTAGTAGCTATCTCTTCGGTAGTTAAGTTGATGGGTACAAATCCCGGCTTGAGTGAGCAACTTAGTTTGTAACAGTTGTACAACACAGCACTATCAATTTTTGTAGCCGTAAAAGAATTGCTACCATTACAGATAGGACAATCAGACCTGACCCCTACACCATCGGATAAGTCTAGGTCTTCAATGTATTCCTTAATGTTTATCGTCATTATTAAATCTCCTTTCTAGTGCAGTACTAGCACCACTGTATGTGTTTACAAGGTAAGGCTTGACACTCTGCGGTGACTGATGACCTGATACTTGCATGATACCAACCAAGTCAACCCCTGCTTCAACCATTTCAGTTATAGCTGTACGCCTAAGATCCCTTGCTTGTAACTCTTTAGGTAGATTAGCTTCGTCCTTTACCTCATTGATAAGTATATGTATTTCATCAATCGTATAGTGTGAGTAAGCCCCTGCCTTAGTTTCAGTGCGAGGTGCTACGTAGTCTTGGAAGTCAAAGTCTTCCTTCTGTTGTGCAAGCATCTTAATTAGATTGTCACTGATAGGTAAGTGTACATCTACGCCACGCTTACTTTGCTCTAAGTCCATACGTTTTTTATCGAAGCTAATGGAGTCCCATTTTAGTGTACGCATATCACCTACACGTTGACCCCACTCGTAAGACATATGAACTATCAACCCTATGCTACGCCACCTAAAGTTATTGTAAGCTGTATCTAAGAATAGCTTTACTTGTTCGGGTTGCCACATCACCTTGCGAGGTTTTGATTTAACCTTCTTAACTAATGCCATCGGGTTGTGAGGTATAGCTTCATGCTTAATAGAATAGTTTAATATTATACTAACACAGGTAGATATATAGTTGGCGGCACGTATGCCTGAGTTAGCTAACCAATACTCATACGCTACAGTTAGATACTTATAGCGTACATCTTTTAGTTTTAAATTACCTAACATAAGATTGTCTGATACTTTAGTTGCACAAGCCTTAGTTAAGTTACTGCCGTAATCCTTCTGACTCTTGTACTTAAGAGAACAGAATGATGGGCTACCCCTATAAGAGTTACACGCTTGAGCGAAGGTTGATGTAGATTTAATCTGAATACTCATTACTTCACCACTCTTAGATGTGACCTATCTTTCTTAGCTGGTACTCTATCTTTAAAGGAGTTCTTTATTATCTCCACTGATGCATCAGCCATAGCGCATACCAATCGTACTGTCTCAACACGTAAGTCATTATACAAATCAGGATGTTCTTCCTCTAAGTCTAGCTCTGGCTGATCATTACTTATATAAGTAGTGATGTTGTGACAGTATGCTTCCAAGTGTTCCGCTACTGCCTCAGCAAATACATCAGATACTATTGGCATGAAGTGGTAGTCTTCCTCTTCGTAGTGAACTACTGCGTATAGTATTTCGGGTATGTCTTCATCAGTCATCTTCTTCTATCCTTTCTATTGTTATGTTGTCACTCAGTACGCCTGTCTGCCTATAGACTAGAGCATAATGATCAGCCCATAGAGCCATGTGTCTGCATATCTCATACGGATCACCAGAATCTATGAGTACGTTTGGTTCATTCATTGTGATGTTGTACTTAGGCATCAGTCTCCTCTTCATCGTCTTCTTCTACACAAAAGTTTACAGTGCGTAGACCCTCAAATGAATTGACTACCAGATAGTCAGTGGTAGGGCAAGTGTGTAACCATTCTCTGAATTGTTTAAGTGTCATCATCTTTCATTTCCTTTAGTTCTGCGACCACGAATGGGTCAAGGTAATTCTCTATGATAGTTAGCTGATCTTGGATATGTTCTACATCTTTTTGTAGAACGAGTATCTTCATAGGGTGTTGGTTAACCTGCACAAAATCACAGTCATCCATGAGACACGCAATAGATATGCTTGCCTCACGTACTGCTTCTAATACTTTATCTGTCATTAGTCATTCTCCTATATTTAGTTGTACTTCTCCATCAATCGTATCATCTACAATTAGTATGTCTACACGTTCACCTGTCTCTTGATTATAAATACATACAAGATCATCTAGATCATGTGCTTCTTGTAGTTGTTCTATTAATTCTTTAACTATCATTACTATGCCTCCTCTGCATTGATTGTCTCGTGCATTGCATGACCAAACTCCCAGTCTCTACGAAAGTCTTTGTCATTTCCACTAGCATTCCATTCACTTTCTGCAAATTCCTCTGCTATCTCAGATGCTTGTAGTGCATCATCAGCTTCAACCTCATAGTCTCTATCGTAGTATAAGGTTGCCTCTACCTTCACATAATATTTAGTCATCTTGATACTCCTTATTCTGTGGTCTCAACCACTATTAATTTATACTCACTCATCATTTCTTTTACTTGATCAATACTCTTAGCCCTTACATAAACGTATGTATTTATATAACCGTGCCAATGATCCTCATACTCAACATAATATCTAGTCATCTTTATTCTCCTCTCTCTCTGTTAATTCATTAGTCCATTGAGTAGTAAGCCTACGAAGTTCTTGCTCTAGGTTATGATACTCTTCATGCACTAGATTTTTTACCTTAGAGGACGCACCCCTATCACATAAGATTTTAGATAGTCGGGAAATTTCATCCCGACATATCGCTATCTGTCTTACTGTAGTATCCATACTCATGCGGCTAACTGTAAGAACGCAGGGCTACTCACCCACTTACTCACCTCTTGCTCTCTAGCTAACATACTCACAGCCTTGGTGTCGTTGCCTGTGTTACGTAACTCAAAGCCGTTACGTGCATCAGCATACGATGAGTAGTTAGTGAACGCACTGTACAAAGCAAACAGATTGTTACCTCGTGTATGTCTCTCATCTAAGAATAGATCATGTAACTTACGAGACTTACGTTCCGACTTGACTATCTCTTGTATCAACTCATCAACTCTAACGTGAGCTAAGTTAGTATCAGCCCATGTCTGCAGTCGCTTACCTTGTAAGTCGAAGTTAGTCTTAGCTACTCGTAGCTCACGTATGAAGTTATCAACGGTGAAGCCTGATGTGTTCTTCTTACGCACCATATCCCAGTCACCAGTTATCTGACCATTAGTACAGAACGTATCTATACCACCGAACCATGTAGCTGGTGAGGCTGACCCATCGATAGCGTGTACTGCTATCATACGGAAGGCTATCTCAGTCTCGTGCTTCTTAGTCTTGACTGTAGTCTTCACGTTAGGGAAGGCAACATCAAGCATAGACCAACCCTTGTTACGGGCTGAGTTAAACGAGTATGAGTAATCACGAAGGTCTTCCTGTGATAGGTCTTCAACTATGGTATCCCATACTCTGTTGTAGAACTCAGCGTGATTCCTAGCTGTAGCTCCCTTACCTATGATAGCGATAGCCTTATCAGTATCAGAGTTGATGACGTACTTCTTATCTCTGACTCGTGTGTCATTGAAGTGTACGTCAAAGTCTAGGTAGTCAGGCACGATAAGCTCGTGTGTAGGTGTGTCTATGTTAAAATCAAATGGCATTGTATAGTACTCCTTTATTGTTGTTAAGTTAATAGTTTATCCTGCGAAGTGAAACAATTTACGTGTACCAATTCGGTTACGTCTATGCTCAAAGTATACGGTACGCTTACCGAAGTGGTAGGCAGTCATACATTTACCTTGCTCACGTTTGAACCACCCTCTGCTCTTGATCTTTCGCTTACGTGTTAAGCCCTTGATACCAAAGTAATTAAAACGAAAACCTTTTGAGTCATCATTGAGGGGTAGTGTTGCTTGTATAAAAAACATTGTATTCTCCTTTGTGTTTGATTTATATATTGGTTGTAGAACTAATAGTATAGTTAGTCAACCCCCTTTAGGGGGGTTACTCTACTGACGGAAATGCCGTCACTAGCCTCGTGAAAGGTGAGCCGATTATACAATCAGCATGGTACTTAGATACCATATCACCTGTAGTTAATTTCTTGTTACCTCTGTTACCTGCTACAAAGTTACACCATATGTCCCACCAATACTCTGAGCCACCTGTCTCTTGAGTATAGCTTACATACTTCTTTATCTTACTGAGTTTTGTTTCACGTGTAACATTCTTGTTCAACTTGAAAGCTGTCTCTTTCAAGCCCAACCTATTTAAGTTATGACTATCAAGACACGCCACATCTAACCCTACTAACTGTGCTACAAATGCAGCCTTCACTATGCCTAACATCGGTACGTTAGTAAGCACATCAATAGCACCAACAGGATCATTGTGTTTAACTGCGGCCTTCAATGCCTCATGTAGTACATGCTTATGTTCGATAGCATACAAGTATCCTTTACGTTTCATAGACATATGAATACTATCTGCACCATCATGAGCTAATCCATCCATGAATGGTCGCATCTTATACAAAGCATTTTGGATTGTACCTATTACAAAACCTATGCCTATCACTGTGTTATCAGGGTTCTTCAGTATGAACTGAGCTATCTTTTTGTTATCACGTTTGTACATATTATATCTCCTTTTAAGGTACACTTATCCACATCCCAAAAGACATGGCTAACATTATAGTTAAAGCTATTGTAAATATAATAGCTATAGTTATCAGTAGTTTAAGTACGAAAGTTTGTATCATGTTATACTACCTCTTCATTGGTTGCAGGTATGAATGGCTCGAAGCCATACG